TCAGCAGGGGGCGCACCGGAATTCTGCAGCCGAGGTCTCCCGGGAGCCGGCAATTGAACCACTGCTGACCCTTGGTATCGGTGTCGAAGAAAAACTCGCCGACCTCGAGGTCCCATACGCCCTCGTCCGGGACCGGGTCGCGACGCTTCAGGTCACACGAGTCGGTATTCATCGCCTACCTATCCGCGGCTCGAAAGCCGGGAAAGTCGAGATGTCGCCGCGCTCGCGGTCCTCCATACGCAAGAGGCCCAGCAGTCCGCCCGGGTTCGCCGGGTTCTCGGCCCATTGCGGACCTGCATAAATGGTCTGCAGGTTCGGGAAGCGCTCCGGGCTGTACTTCAACGCCAGTTTTGCCGCCAGGCCCGCGGCCAGCGCGGCATACGCATACACCGGCAGGCCGAGTGTGTTCTGCAGAGAGCTCGTCACGTCCTGGTTGTTCTGGAACAGATTGTAGACGATGACGTCTGTCGTATTGCTCCCGGCCTGCCAGTAGTGCACGACCTTGGTATCGCCCAGGCGCTCGACCCAGTAGCGATCCGGCCTTCCCTGCGTGTCCTTGTTGACGATGGTCAAGTACTCATCCCGCGTGATGGCGTACATCTCCACGTCAGAGTTTGGGCTGCCCCGGCGCAGCACGGCCTCGACGATATCGAGGCCACCGGCCGGGAGGGTGAACGTCTTCTCCCCTACCGAGGTCGTGTGCGTCTGCTGACTCACGTTCCAGTTGCGAATGCCGTATGTCAGCCACTCTGAGTTGACCAGCAGACGCAACGAGCGGATCGCGCTCTTGATGTGCGATCCGCCGGCAGCGGAAGGGTCCACTCCCGCCACCTCGAAGGCCTCATCGAGGAGCTCCGCCACAAACGGGTTGTAAAGGTACGTCCCCGACTCGGCCACGAAGGCCTCCTTAGTTGGTGCGGCTCGCCGCCTGGATCACCAGAAGGTTCAAGATTCCGACCGACCAGCCTGAGAGCACCGCCCGGATCACGCGGCACGGCTCCTGGAGCAGCGTCTTGCTGCGGCCGGTCGTGATCGCCGAACCCAAGGAGACCCAGCGCACACTAGCCACCTTGCCGATCCCCTTGGCCGGAGGCGAAGCGCCTGTCGTGTACGTGTAGGTATTCACGTCCACGACCGTGATATCGGCCGACACATCGGCGCTCGAGCCGGTGCCGGTCATGACGATTGAGTCGCCGCTCTTCAGTCCGTGAGCCGTATCGGTGACCGTTGCGGTCGTTCCGGAAGTGGTGAACGTGACCTGGCGCGTGGTCTGTGGATCATCGCCGCTCACCTGCAGCTGATAGTTCGTCGCGGTAAAGGCGCTGTCCGGAAAGCCCCATATCTCCACGTTGAAGGGATTCTGACTATCGCTCACCGGGACCCATGGGGTTGCCGCGGCTGCGGAACCCGTGGCCTGCACTGTCGTACGCATCGTATGCCCTCGAGCAAGGGGGCTCGCTCGCCCCCTGCTTCACTGAACGGGTTTAGACAGGCGCGACGCCGTAGGCGCCCACCTGCTTGCCGACTCCGCCGGTGCGGTCTGCGATGATGATCTGTGCGTTGTAGACCTTGGTGCCATCCGGCGCCGAGGCAAATGCCACCGTGCCTCGCACATCGCCCGCGCTGGTGGTGGCCGGCGAAGTGGTGTCTGCCGGCACGAAGGTCGCTGCATCCGTTGCGTTGTCGACTTTCGCAATCACCAGGCCGCCCTTGTCCACGCGGTAGGGCAGGCCGATCGCGGTACCGGTGCCGACAGTTGCGCCCGTGACCGCAGCGTTGAACGTGACCGAGGTCACCGTCTTGAAGGCCTTCTTGCCGGTCATGGATGTACCGGAGGCCGACACCTCGCTTTGTGCCTGGCCGTAGTAGTCCGTGCCCACGACCGTGGCAATGGCGGTATTCGTCCAGGCTGCCACGACATTGCGAGGCGAGGGAATGGTGGCCACGCCACCGGAAGCCAATGCGCCGTTGATGGTGAGCGCGTTCGTGCCGCCGGAGCTCGCCTGGCTGGTGGCGATCGCGTTGGCAGAGGCCGCGGCAATGGCGCCGAACTGGATCCAGTTGAAGACGTCGACCGGCAGGCCCGGTATGGAGGAGGCTGCCGCGTAGTACGCGCTACCTGAGTACAGGGTATCCGCGCGAGAAATCGTGTGCCGAGTGGTCATGTGAAAGCTCCCATTGCCGCGGGTTGGTTACCGCATCACGTTGACTTGAAGACGGCCCGGCGGAAGAAGGGGTCAACCGCCGGGCCCAGGGAACCTGCGCGCCGCGGTCTCACGACGGCGCACAGGACGTCAGGCCCCCACCTGCTCGCAGAGGCCTGAAGTTCTACGGCCCTCCCGAGGCTGCGCCGCGCCAGTCGGTCCACCCGAAGCTGTAGCGTTCGCGCTTCTTGTAGCGCATGTTGCCGGTCTCGAAGTCACCCTCGACACCACCGGAGATGGCCTTGCGCACGAAGTGCTTGAGGCCGTCCGGCACGTTGGTCTTGAAGAACCAGTTGCGCGTGTCGGTGAGGCGGTGATTGACGGAGAACCCGTCACGGATGCTCCCCAGCTTGAAGATGGCGTTGATGTTGTTGTCGCCGGTATCGGGCTGATACGGCGTCATCAACAGTCTGGTCGCCACGAACTGCAGCTGGGTCGGGATGATGAGGCGCACCACATCGGGCTTGATCGGAATGCCGCGCTCATCGGTCCACTGGCTGATTTGCACCAGCAACGCTTCCATCGAGGCCTCGGCCAGGTCGGCAGGCGTCGCGAGCGTGTTGGAGAGCACGGATCCGTTGGCCAGAGGATGCGCCGTTGAGAACAGCGCGACACCGTCTCCGCCCGGGAAGGAGGAGCTCTGCCCGTTGTTCAGGATGTTCGCGCCCTTGACCTCCTTGGTCTGCAGGAAGCTGCGCGACAGGCCGCGGCTCATCTTCTGGCCGATCGAGCCGTACAGGCCATCCTCTTCGGCTTCCTCGGTGATGGCGAAGGCCAGCGCTATGGTCTCGTGGTTGTAGCGGGCCGTGAAGGATTCCGCTCCCTCATCGTAGGCCACTGCTGCGCCTTCATCTTTCACCTGCGCCTCGCCGAGGCCGTACATGAGCACGTCCTCCTCGTAGGCTTTCTGCGACGTCTCCACGTCGAAAATGTCCCGCCACTCTTCGGGGTAGCGGTCGTATTCCATTCCGAAGACAGCATTCAGGCCTTCCTGAAGCTGCCGACGGAAATCACTGCGATTCATCATGTGTGTATTTCCTGTGGGTTGCTGCTCAGGGGCCTTAGATCGCCGTGTCGGCGCCCTTCAGGTAGTGCTTGCTGATGACTACCTCGAGGCGGCAATACGTGCCGACGGCGTTGTCCGGCCGGTTGATGACGTCCAGGACCTTGAACACCACTCCCGAGGCGTCGAGCGTGGTGGAGTCCAGCGCATCCGCCGAGGTTTTGGTGAAGGCATTGCCGGTGCCGATCACCAGATCCGCGAGCGAGCCGATGTTGGCGTTCGTGAAGGCTCCAGAGGCCTGGATTTCGAACACCGTGTAGGGGTCATCGTAGACCCATGCATCCGGAACGCTGCCGGAGACAACAGCCTGGCTCGCGGGCCAGCGGCGGTTGTACTGCGGCTGGGACTGATTCGGATCCAGGTAGAAGCAACCGTCGAAGACCCCTTGCAGGCGATCGGTCGCGGCCGAGGGGCGCGCGATGTTTTTCGAGGTGTTGACGGGAACGACGGCGTCGTTCGCGAAGATGTCAGAGCTATACGCTCCTGCGATGTGATAGCGGTTGCGACGGCCGGGAGTCCCGCCAGTCAGGTGCCGCATCAATCGCAAGCCGTTGGGGCTATTGACGTTGGCCATTGAAGGTTTCCTTTGATGTGGGGATGTCTACGGAAAGGGACTACTCGCCCGCTTCCGGCTCGTCTCCCGGGACCTGGTCTTCCAACCTGCCGCGCCGTGCCTGCGTTGTGACGCGCGTACTGCGCTCGGGCCGCAGCAGAGGCATCAGGCGGTGGTTGATCTTGAACAGATTCCGATCGACTCCACGGTTCTGATCTGCTTGTTGCTGTTTGAAGTACCGGGCCCGCTGGGTCTGCAGTGCCTCCGGTATCTCCATCAGGATCAGTCCGCGCTTGACGTAGTACTGCCCGTACTTCCCATGAGTGCTGGCCGTCAGTTCATGGACCTGCTTGACGCGCGATCGCTTCACAGGTCTCCAGCCCTCCTCGAGACACTCCTCAAAGTGCTCGGCATCCTCCTCATTGCCGTTGCGATAGCGTACCCATCGGTTGGCGTAGCCCGGCCGCGCGGGCGGGGCGTCCAGTCTCGATGGCGGGCGCCATGCTGTCGGCACTTCACTCTCCCGGTCGACCTCGGTTCGCGAGTCGGCCTGTCGAGCAGATTCGTTTCCCTCGTGCACGTCTTGCTCGTGCACGGCGTGTGTCTGTTTGCGCTTGGGCGTGATCCTTTCACGCTTGACCGTCTGCGCCCGGGCTTTGGCCGTCTCGGCGCGTTTGACGCTGGCTGCGATGATTTCATCCGAGACCGCATCGCCTCGGATCCGTTGCTCTGCCGCGCGTACCGCGGGGCGGGGAATGGTCTCGTCGTCGGGGATGACGATGTTGCGTGCTGCGCGTGCCATTAGCGGTTACCTCCTGCCTGACGGTCACCGCGCAGAATCGAGCGGGCCTTCTCCAGGGCGAAATACTTCTTTGCCACCGGATCGTTGGGATCCATCTTGAACAGACGCATCGTGTGCCGGTCGTCGTCGTCGATGATGACGCTGCCTTTCCGCGCCAGGTCGACCTCGCTCGGACCGCGCCGACCGTTCTGGCCCATTCGATTCACCGGGGCTGCACCTCGAGTAGCTCGCGTACCGTTACCGCCGTTGCTGCCGCGGCCGCCTCTGGAGTCGTTCATTTCGTCCTCGCCGGCCTCGCCAGCATCCTCGAAGTTGTAGGGCTGGCCCTCGAGGTCCTGTATCTCGAGGTCCGGATACGTCTTATGCAGGCGCCTGGCCACTTCCTCGAAATGCTCATCGGAGTACGGGGCGAAATCGAGGTCGCCGTTCTCGATATCGGCCAGGATTTCCTTGTCGATGGTGATCGCGTCTTCACGCGCCGCCTTGTTGCCCGACCGATTCCACCAGTGCCGATTGGCCTTCTTGAACTGCTCGACGATTTCCGCCACCGCGGGGTCGTCAATCACGGCCGTCCTGTCGACCTGCTCGGTACCCTGCCCGCGGGTGTTGTTGGTCTCCGCCTCGGCCTGGCGCTGCTTCTGCTGCAGGTCGTACCGCAGAACAGCCAGCTCGGATTTCAGGTCACTGATCTTTTCCTGGAGCTCGAGGACCTTCGCTGTTTCGCCGGCTTCCATCGCTGTAGCGAGTTGCGGGCGTAGCGCCTCGATCTTGCCTTCGAGCTCCTTGACGCTCGCGTTTCCTGCCACCGAGGTCTGTGCTCGCTCCAGACGCGCGATGCGCTCCTCCTGGGCCTGACGAGCAGTGCGTTCCGCGGCGAGTTGTCGTTGCGTCTCCTGTCGCAGGGCTCGCTCACGGTTAACAAGTCCGCGCTCGCGATCAATGCGCCTGCGCACACGCTCACTGTAGGAGCCGCTGTCACCGTCACCGTTGCCACGAGTCGCGCCGCGGCCGTTCCGATCAGACGCATCACGCCCGCGCGACTGAGCCACGCCAGCTCGCCGCCCATCGTTGCCGTTGTCATCGCCGCCCCCCTCGTGGGCCATCGAACGTGAATCACCCTCGATCGCGCTGTTCAGGTCGACGTCATTGCCGCCGTCCCCGTTCACCGGGACGGTCTCATTGCCGCCGAAGACATCCACGACTTCCGTGCGTCCCTCGGCCTGGTGCAGGTTGCGGTCGGGACGGTCCGGCGGCATGAACGTGTCTTGCCCGTCATCGCCCGTGGGCTTGGGATGGGTTTTCGGATTGCGTCTGCGTGAAGCCATTTAAGTCAGTACCTCCGGCGCACTGGTCGCCGTGTTGTTGGAGCTACTCCGCGTAGCCCTTGATGAGATCCGGGTCGTTGATGCGCATGAGGAGCTCGGTATCCGTGAGCAAGCGCAGGAGATGGCCGGAGCGCAGGTGGATTTCCTGGCCGGCGTACATCTCGTACAGCCAGTACTCGCCCACGTTCGCGCGCACTTTGGCCTGTGAGAGCTCGAGGCCGGCAACGGTCTTCGACTGGTAGGCAAACTCACCGACCATGACGACGCGGCCGACCTTGGAGATGACCCGCTCGGCCTCATCCACCGACGGCGGACGCTCGATGAGTCCGCGCTTCTTCGGGATGTACGGCTCGAGGATGATCCGCCACAGCGCGACCTCGCCCAGCTGGGCAAGCTCATCGGCCGTGATCGGTTGCAGCCCCTGCGCTTCATTGACCTGGTCGAGCGCGCGACGGATTGCGGTCTTGCCGGCGCCGTTGGTTGCGAGACCTGTCCCCTTGATCGTCACGTTCTGATTCCTCCAGGGCATCCGCGATGTCATCCGCGTCCGCCCGTAGTAGTTCGTTGATTGCTGCCACTTGGGCCTCGCACTCCGCGATGCGCCCGACATGGCGCTGGTAGTCGCGGTCCTCGAGTCCCTTGCCGACTTTCTTCTCGTGCATGCGCTGGCGCTGCTCAGTGTCCATGCGGAGCTTCATGAGCATCTGGACGTGGAGCGGCGCCTCACGCATCAGGAGCCCATCGTTCCTTTGTAGGGCGGCTCACCACTGGCACCGTCGCCCATCGTTCCGCGGAACTTGTTGGATGCGCCGCGGCCTCCACCGATGACGCCGTTGATGATGTTGCCGGTCCCGCGCCGGCCGACCGGGCCCGCTGCCTCCTTGGAGGGAGGCGGGAGTACGCGGTGATTGGTGCCGCCACCGCCGCTGGTGCCTTCGCCTGGCTCCGGGAAGTCACCGCGCTCGAGGCGATTCGGCGAGCTCGCCGGCTTCACGCCTTGACCGGTGTGCGATGGGCCCGCGCCCCTGCTCGCGACGTCATGCGGCTTGCCGCTCTCGAGCGCGTCTTTGTGCGCGCCACCCGGGCGCGGCTTCTGCGTCTTCGTGGTCATCGACTGGCTCCTGGGTTGGCTGCGGCAGCAGAGATGTCCTGGCCGCGGAACAAGGCTTGTTGGGATCCACCCGCGTACATGCGCGAGATGAACTGGATGAGGTGATCGAAGCTCGAGCCGGTCTCATTCGCCGCGGCTGCGAACTTGGCCGGCGAGATACCGAACCCGTTCGGATGCCTCGAGTACAGGTACGCACGGGCCTGCTGGGCGGAGGCTTTGCGCTTCATAGCTTCTTGCCTACCTTGACCAGGGTGTTGAATGCCACGTAACCGGCGAGGTCGAGCGCCTCGCTGGCCTCTGTGACGTTGGCGAACGTAAACCTCTGGTCCCCGCCCGTTACGGTGACCTGGCCGGTGACGTCAGCCGCGATCGCCATACCGAGGTTGAGCGCCTTCACGCGGTCTTGGAGGCTGAGCGTTGTCATACCTCGAAGCTCCCCACTCGTCGGCCGTCATCGGCTTCCACGAACCACCAGCGCCGCCCCTGCTCATCCGTGGCGATACGCTCGACGTGGATGCGCTTACCGCCACGAACGTGGATGAGCACGTCGGCGCCCGTGTCGTGCAGCGATGGAGGCACGTGCAGCTTCCACTCGGTTTTAACTCCGAGTTGGTCAAGGGCTGCCTCGAGGGATGAGACGCTGAGGTCCGCGGAAATGCAGAGTGGCTCGAATCGGATCATGCGGCCTTCTTGAGCGGCCGCGCCGCTGTCTGCTTCGCCATGGTCCGGCGCGCTGTCTTCTTGGCCAGGAGCGACTCCTGCGCCTCAGCACGTTGGTGCTTGAGCCCCTGCCGGTGCGAGTCCACGGCCTGCAACATCGACTGCCGGTGCGTGGTCTCCTTGTGACGGTGCGCGACCAGCGCATCCGCATGCTTGCGCATGATCCCGGTAGCGATTTCCTCGTCCTTGAGCCGCATGCGCTGGCGGTGCTCCTCCTCGTCGTGCCGCAGCTTCTGCTGGTGCATGAGCTCGCGTTGCTTGTGCTCGGCCACGAAATCCGCGGTCTCGCGCTGGATGCTCGCGTGCGTCTCGGCTTCCTTGTTGCGGATATCGGCCTGCGTCTTCTGCTGGTCGGCGGCAATCTGCGCAGCCGCCTCGACCTGCGGAGGAGCCTGACCCGACTGCGGCCCACCTCCTTGTACGGAGGCTTGTGACCCGGGCACCGGTGGAGGGACCGGTGGCAGGTTCTGCGCCGCCAGGATGGACACCGCCATCTCGATCTTGGGGTCCATGGGCTGGTTCGGCCCATACAAGTCAGTGGGCGGCAGCGGAATCGAGTGACTTTGCTGCATGCCGGCGGAGACCTGCTCGAACTGCTGCAGCGCCAGGTGCTCGCGGATGTGCGCCATGATCGCGGCATGGACGACCTGGTACTGATCCGGCGGGAGGGTGGCCTGCGCGATCTGATCCTGGCGATCGTGCAGCAGGTTGTGCAGATCGTGCCGCTGGCCTGGATAGGCGCGCACGGCCTTGCCGGTGATGAGGAGCATGTTCTCCCCGACCGGATCCATGTACGTCGGGGTCGGGAGCTTCGGGACGAGCTTCTGCCAGTCCGGGACCTTGAGTGCCTTCAGGAACCGCGTGTGCGCTTCGACCACCTGCTCGGGGCCGTACAGCTGCGGCGCCTTCTCCACGAGCTCGAGGACCGCCTGTGCCATCGCGATGCGCTGCACGTCGCTGATGATGTTCGGATCCGCCACCGGCACGAACGAGGTGTGATCGCCGAAGTCGGCCTTGAGGGCCGTCTGCGTCTGACCCTCCATGTGGTACGGGTACTGCGGACTCGGTGAGAAGTCGTGGATGAGCTCGCGCAGCATCCGGAATTCTTCCCGGGCCGCGGCGAAGATGCGCTTGTGCACCGCCGTGAACAGCTTCATCGACTGCTCGATGAGCGCCAGCGTGGTGCCGACCGGGGCTTTGTTGTCGGCCTGGCCTACCAGGACCTCGGTGAGGCTCGCAAACCGCCTGGCATCCGCCACCATGGCCTGGAACAACTGCACCAGCGCGGCCGACGGCTCCTTAGCCGGCGGGGTGTAGAAGGTCTTGGCGAGCTCCTCGCTGGTGGCATCAATGTCGACCCACTTGCCCGGCTGTATGGCCAGGCTTCCGCCCTTCTTGGCGCCGTCTTTGGCGCGGAACCCTCCCTGGATGGTCGCCATCAGGGCGCTGTCGAGCAGCGCTCGAGCGCTGCCACCGATGGACTCGGCCAGGCTGCCGATCACGTGCAGGAAGCCCCATCCGTAAAAACCCAGTCCCGGCAAGAACTTATAGTGGGCGAACCAAACACGCTTCTTGCGCAACGGGTCGTCTTTGCGCCAGTTGCGCCGGATCGAGAGGATCTCCTGGCTGGT